CGCGGCGGCGCGGCGAAGGCACCCGAAGGGCCGTAACGAAGTGAAGGAGGCGTGAGCGGAGCGGAGCCTTGCCGAAGCCGCGAAGCCGCGCATAATGGGCCTGGCCCCGGCAGGGAAGGCTGGGGGGGAGGTGGTTTAGTAGTTCCTGCGCCCCTGCGCCTCCATGAAAACGACTGGCCGTTCGGCGGAAACGACTAGATACGAAGCGTATCTGCGCTGTGGGCGTCGTTCCGGCGGCGACGGAGGGCGCGGCTCCCTATATGCGGGGGCTTGTCCCCGCTCTTCAATGGTCCGCGCCCGATGTGGCCGCTCTTCTCTTCCGCGAGCCGTGACGCCGGGGGATGTGGGGTTTAGCTAATGCGGCCTTCGGGGGGCTGGACGGCGTGACGGCGAGCGCTTGACCCTGGGTCTGGGGCGTTGCCCCAGGGTTGACGCCTGTCCGCGGGCGCCTAGCGCGGCCAGAAACGGGGGGCCGGAAGCGCCGAGCGGGGCCCGCAGCGGGAAGCGCGGAGTGCGGGCCCCTAGCCGAGGGCGCGCTCTTGAACGCGCCCCGGCGGCCCGGGGGTGGGGGCCCTGGCGGGCGAGTCGAGCGGTGGGGTGGTGGCCGCGTGACGGCTGGCGCTCGTTCGCGATGTGGGCGGCTATACAGGATGATGTTGGGGGGGGCGGGGTTCTTGGCCGCCCACCAAACCGAGCCGCCGCCCGAACCGATTTCGTGCGGCGATTCCCTACGAACAGCGCCGTTGAGGGCGGCGGCGAGTAAGGCGGCCATACGCGAGCGAAACGTGCGAAGAGGCCGTTGTTCCCCATTGTGAGGAGTCACGGTCAAATCCGTAGGACGCCACCGAGAAGCGAGAGTCCAAGCGTAGACCGCACAGAGTACCGTGAGAACGGCGGCCTCTTCAAGCGGACGGCCTTTGTAGTGTAGGGGGGGGCGGTGGTCCTCGTGGGTGGTGGAAGGGCGGCCCAAGGCGCACGGGGCGTAAGCCCCGCCTCGTGGGGGGAGGTAAAGCGGCCCCTGCGAGGCCTCCGGAGTTAGTGACGGTTTGACCCGACCCATGTATCTTCCGGCCGAGCAACAGGGGACGCGGGGGAGCCAGCCCGCGCTGAGGGGGGAGCATAGGGGCTGCCTCGGGGGCGTCAACAGCCCTGGGAAGCGCGGGCTGGTGAGGGGCGCTTCTGGATGCGCCGACGGGACGGCCCTGGAGGGGTGCGCTGCCCTTCCTGTGGCGGGGCTGTTATTAGACACTCAGCGCTGCACCGTGGTACTGGTGGTTGCTATTTACCCCCCCACTTGCGCCAGCTGTTGATGACCTTCACGACGTAGGCGGCAGCGAAGGACGCGCAGGCGACGGTGAGCGTGGCCAGGGCGGCGACGACTACCTCGAGGTAGACGTGTAGGGGTTCGCTCATGGTGTGGGCCACGCGCCGCCGAGGACGCCGAGGATGTAGACGACGATGGCGACGATGATGGCCCTGGCCATGGCGCGGAACTTCGGGTCGAGCCAAAGTCTCTTTATCATATCTAGGCTCCCTTCAACGTGCGCTCTATGGAGTCAAGGACGTTGGACATGGCCTCGGTCAGGCGGTCGGCGTCGGTGCCGGAGATGTGGTAGTGGGTCGCTGCGAGTCGGGCGAGCGTGCCGAGAGTCTGACGAAGGAGGTCAAGGTCCGTTGCGTCGGCGCTCAGTAGGCGCTCGGCCCGTTCTCGGAGCAGGGCGATCTCACGGTGTAGGTCGGTGGGGGAGAGAGTGAGCGCTAGGGCGAACCGCTCCTGTCCGACTCGGTCGAGAACGCTACTGTAGAGGCCGTGCTTGACCGCGTTCAAGTTGCCGGGTTGTCCGCCCGGTTTCCTCTTCGGTTTCACTGTGCCTTTCCTCGGTGGTGTGTGTGTGGGTGCGGGTGGTGATGCGTTCGTGCGTTCGGGTTCGCTTGCGGGTTTGGGTTGTGGCGTTGATCTCGGCTAGCTCTTCGGCGGCGCTGACGACAAGGGTCAGGGCTGCGAGTTCCCAGTGCTGGTCTGTGACGATGGCGCCCGTCGGCGTGTGCTGCTCGATGTGGATGTGCGCCTTGACTCGTTGCGGTTGCGTCACGGGAGTCTCCGATCTCTGTCGGGGTAGAAGGTGGGTTTGTCGAACGTTGGGTCGTCGGGTGGGACTCGTCGGACTGCGTCCCAGTCGGCGACGTACTTCGGTTCGGGGATGTGAACGAGCGCCGTGAAGAGGTCGGCGTACACTTCGTCGTCGCCTTCACGCTGTAGCAGGGGGATGTTGAGCGTCATGGGGATCTCCTCCCGTGGGGACTGCAGGTGGTAGAGCCAGAAGAGTGTTCCGGGGCAAGCGGTTGGGTCGCTGGCCAGTGCCCACGCTCTATGCCCGGCGAGTGGGATCGCGGGGTACTCTCGCTGGATGAAGGCGACGGCGTGGGCGGCGGCGGTGAGTTGGGTGTCGGGTGGCGCTTGGTCGCGGAAGTCGCCGATCAGGACGATGCCGATCAGCTCGTTGTTGCGCCCGGCGACGTGGGCGCGTGCGCCGTGTAGGTCGCCGCAGTAGTACCAGCGCCCGGAGGGGAAGGCGGCCAGGTGGTAGCCGAAGCCGCCCCAGTCGCGGTCTGGGGGCTGGTTGTGGTAGCGGTCGATGGCCCGGAGGTGGGCGATCTCGTCGGCTTCGGTGTCGGGGATGGCGTCGAAGAAGGGAGCGCCGCTGACGGAGTGGTGGACGGCGACGCCGATGACAGCGGGGCCGATGGGGTAGCGGCCCGTGAGCCCGTTCGTCATGAGGTTGCGCACGTCTAGGGGTTCCACGCAACCGAGTATACCACTTAGCGGTTGTAGTGGCCTTGCGGGGCCGCTGGTGGGCGCTGGTGTGGCGCTAGGTGATGGCGGCGGGGGGCGCTGGCGCGCATCTCGCTCAGGTTCATCTCTCGGCTCCCTTCTCTCTTTACGCGATCTTGTCGGCCAGGATGATGGAGTTGGTGACGACGACGGTGTTGGTCGCCTCGGCGGTGTTTTGCGCCCAGCTCTTCGGGGCTAGCGGCCGAGGTGTTGGCGGGGATGGTGAGGTCGAATTCGTAGAACATCAGTCTCTTCTTATGCGAGCTTGTGTGCGATGAGACAGCTGTTGGCTAGCACCGTGGTCGCCGTGGCGTTAGAAGTGTTCTGTGCCCATTGGAGTTGGAGGTTACCGGGGGTCGCGCCACATACGACGATGGCTTCGATGATGACCAGGGTAGGGTCGCTGACGTCGAGGATGCCAGGGGAGCGGTCGACGGCAGCATCCTGGAGGGTGGCGCTGTAGGTCACGAATGGGGTCGCCGTTACGCCGATTACTGGGCCAAAGTAGGTGTGCTTGACCGTTGCGCCGGCGGGGACAGTGAAGGCGTATTTGATGTCGCCAGCTTGGGCCGCCGTGACCATGAGTTTAAAGCGGACTTCCCAGATTTCGTTGGCGGCCATGGCGAGGAGCAGGTGGTTGTCGTTCTGGAGGACTGTGCTGCTGGTAACGGTCTCGTCGGCGGTCTTGCGCACGGTGGTGGGGCCGCCGCTACCCGTCCCGACTTCCGTCCAGGCGGTAGCGCCGTCGTTGTTGCAGTAGAGCTTGTTGTTGGTGGTGTCCCAGTACAACGTCCCCTCGGCCTCGGAGTGGGACGGCGCTCCGGCCCCGGTCTGTATCTTGAGGCGGCCCGTGATGCCGGTCACGTCCCAGTTGCCGGTGATAGCCATGGCCTGGCCGCCGATGTCGTCGCCCGCGGCTGCGGCATGGGCGGCGGCGTGTAGCTGGGCGTGGTGCTGGTCGGCAGTGACGTTCGTTAGGCTGGCGTGAGACTTCTCGGTGAGCTGGGCGAGGCGGCTGAAGGTCTCGCCGCGTACAACCTCGCTCCACGCTGCGCCGGTGTCGCGGTAGAGGATGCCGGTATCGGTGGCCCAGTAGAGGCGGTTGGCGACGGCTGCGGCGGGTTTGGCGGCGTCCAGGCCGGACAGGATGACGCCGATCTCCGACAGGTCTAGTGTGATGTTGAACTTGTCGGCGGGGGATTCGGCTACGTCGAAGCCGGCCCCGAAGTCGATCTTGAATGTGGTCATGGTGTGCCTCCTACTAGGACGCCGCCTTCGTACACTTCGATTAGGGTTAGGGTTGCGCCGACGGTTCCTACGCTTACGCCGCTCTCTAGCACTTCGACGTCTAGACCTGCGGCTGGTAGGGCTCCCTGTACGGTGATGATAACGGCGTCGTCGGGGTTGTCGTCGGTGAAGAAGAGGACGGCGCATTCACGATCGGCTACGACGTCGGCGGCGGGGATGTCCGTGGCCACGGGCACGGCGAGCACGAGCGTGGGTAGCGAGCTTACGAGTTGCACGTCGGCCTTGTGGGTCACGGCGTCGTAGGCCTTGATGATGGCGCGGTGCACCTGCATCAGGGCGCTCCCAGGGTCAGGGTGTGGGTGTAGTCGGGG